GTCGAGGGGATGCAAAACGGAATTTATTCTCCAAGCGATATTCAAGCAAATTTCGGACGCGATTCGGAAGCGGTTTTCTCTCAAATACAAGCGGACCTCAAACTTGCGGAAAAGTTTGGACTCGATTTGAACTTGTTACCGCTTGGACCGAAGTTACCAGCGCAACCTGAAACCGATTCCGATGATTTATAAGGGCGAGGAAATCGATTTGACGCCAACAAAAGGAATGGCGGAAGCGGCGGCGAAGGGTTTGAAGTGGCGCCAAGAATACGGACGGGGCGGAACGCTTGTTGGGGTAAGGCGAGCGAATCAATTAGTGAAACGGCAAGAACTATCGCCTGACGTTGTTAAAAGAATGAAATCGTTTTTCGCAAGGCACGCGGTCGATTTGGAAGCGCCAAAAAACTACGATCCCGACGCCGATGGATATCCTGGTGCGGGTTTAATCGCGCATCTGCTTTGGGGAGGGAATCCAGGGGTAACATTTTCAAACCGGAAAGTTGATCAACTTGTTCAAATAGAAATCGACAATGGAAACTGAACAACAAAGACACGTTATCGGATACGAAGAAACCGACGACTCGGTAATTATCGAATTCGCTAAAGGCAACATGGGCGAAACCGAGGAACAAAACGCCTACGACGAAGACGAAGACGAGGAACGCGGAATCGATGGGACGTTTTATCGTTCCGTTCGACTTCGAAAAGACGACAAAGACAAAACGCGTTTCAACGTCGCATTCGTCAGCGAGGAACCCGTTTTGCGCGAATTTGGTTACGAAATAATTGATCAAGATAGGATGGATACATCCTTTCTTGAATCCGGTCGCGCTCCCGTCTTGTTTATGCATGACGCGGAGCGAGTTCTTGGAGTTGTGGAAAGCGTCAAACGCGACGGCGACCTGAAAAGTCGAGCCGTCATACGATTGGGAACGTCAACCCAATTGCAACGCGAGACGCTTGAGCAAATCCGAAACGGTATCCTCTCCAATATCTCGATTGGTTATTCGATCAGGTCGATGGAAGAACAAGACGAGAAGATTGAGGGGCGTTCAGTTTACCGCGTATCGACGCGGATCATGGAAATATCAGTCGTTTCGGTTCCAGCCGATACTAGCGTCGGAGTGAATCGAGGAAGATTGATCGTAAATGAACCATCAAAACAGGATGTAACAAAGATGGACGCAATCGAAAAAATCAATAATTACGAAGGCGGAGATTCAATTGATGAATCAAAGCTTCGCGCTGTTCACGAAAAGGCATTAGCCGAACGCGCCAAGACAAATAAAGAAATCCTCGCTTTGGCGGCGCGTCATAACAAACGCGATTTAGCCGACGAAGCAATCGGAAGAAATACAAGTCTCGAAGAGTTCCGCGGAATTCTTCTTGAGCATATCGAAAGCAAGCCGCTGGATTCAGCCGCTGAACCCGTAATGAAACCCGTCGAAGAAAAGCGGACTTACTCATTATTGAGAGCGCTAAACGCCGCTTCTCGTGGTGATTGGTCTGGCGCTGGATTCGAAGCCGAAATGAATCAAGAAGTCGCCCTGAAGCGTGGAAAGCAACCTCAAGGATTCTATATCCCTGATTTCGCTTGGAGAGATTACGATCCTGCGATGAAGCGAGAACTTACCGTCGGCACAAACGCGTCTGGTGGATTCTTCGCGCCTAGCGTTCAACTTGCCGATGAGTTCGTCACCGCATTACGCGCTCGAATGGTTCTTCCAGGTTTGGGAATGCGCATCATGAGTGGGTTGAATACTAAAATTCAAATCCCGAAGATCAGCGCCGGAGCCGCCGCCGCATTCGTTGCGGAGTCTGGAAGCGTAGCCGATCAAACTCAAACGACTGCGCAAATCACGATGGTAGGCCGCACCCTTGGCGCCCGCACCGACGTGAGTCGCCTGCTCCTTTTAGAATCAGACCCGTCCATCGAGCAAATCGTTCGCGACGATCTTCTCGCCGCGGTAGCGAATAAGATCGAGGACGTTGCAATCGAGGGCGATGCCAGTAATGAGCCGACCGGCATCACAAAGACGACCGGAATCGGTAGCGTGGCGATTGGGACCAATGGCGGAGCGCCAACATGGGCCGCGGTTACGGATTTAGTCAAAGAGGTCGAGATCGATAACGCCGCAATCAATGGCGATACGCTCGCTTTTCTGACGAATCCGAAGGTTAAAAGCAAAATGGCGAATACCGTCAGAGTCGCTTCGACCGATTCCCACATGATCATGAACGATCCATACAACAACTTGTATGGATACGACATCGGAATAACCACAAACGTCCCATCGGATCTGACCAAAGGATCAACATCTGGATCTTGTTCTGCTCTGATCTTTGGTGACTTTTCCCAGCTTATGCTCGGCGTTTTCGGAGGTGGTCCCGATGTTTTGATTGATCCTTACACCAACTCCGCGAGCGGAAGCGTTCGAATCGTTGTGCATCAAGAGGTCGATGTCGCCGTTCGTCACGCTCAAAGTTTCGCCGCTTGCTTGGATCTGACGACCTGATGAAAGTCGCGATCTTAAGCGATTGCGCGGTTAAGGGTCAGCATCTCACCGCTGGATCAACTCATGATCTGGCGGATGATGACGCGGACGCTTTACTCGCAATGAAAAAAGCGGTTAAGGCGGATTCAAATCGATCCATCGGTTTGGAAAAGTCTGAAACGAAACCGAAAAAACGCAAAAAAGAGTAATGGCAGTCGAAGACGATGAAATGCGTTTGGAATTCTTGCAAGATTTCGGCATTTCAGATGCGACCTTTACGGATACAAGCGCCGGATCATCGTCGACGATTACCGCACTCTTGAAAAATGAATATTCACTCGAGGACGTAGGCGGCGAGGTCGGGGTCGAGACTTCGACTCCCGTCGCCATTGTTCGATCCAGCGATGTTAATAACGTGGCGCAAGGCGACACAATCGCGATATCGGGTACGACTTACACGATTGTAGAAGTCCAGCCCGACGGCGAAGGAATGACGAATTTAAGGCTTAGAACTTAATGGCGAATCATTTACGACGACAAATCCGCGAACGAGTCGCAACGACGTTGACGGGATTATCGACGACCGGATCGAACGTATTTCAGTCGCGTATCTATCCGATGGAATCCGCAGGACTTCCTGGGCTTTGCGTCTATACGCAAGAGGAATCAGTCGGCATTCAATCGATGGGCGGGACTCGAAACGTGAGTCGCGATCTGACTTTAATTATCGAAGGCTACGCCAGCGCATCATCGAATATTGATGACACGATGGACGCAATCGGGAAAGAGGTCGAGGTCGCAATGGCGGGTGATATAGAAATCAATAACCTCGCGCAAGATAGTTATCTATCAGGCATTGAGATCACTTTATCCGGTGACGGAAAAACCGGAATCGGAAAAATCGCGCACTCATACACGGTTGTGTATCAGAACGCGGAGAACGCGCCTGACTCGGCGCTCTAATCTGAAAGGAAATCATTATGGCGGCATCAAGTGGAAATGGTGGCGTTCTCCAAACGTCACCGGATGATTCAACATACTCGGCGATAGCATCGCTTCAATCATGGACGCTTGAACAAGCGGCGGACACGATTGAAACGTCCTCGATGGGAACATCGTTGACAAAAACCTTTATCCCTGGACAAACATCGTTCTCAGGGAGCGCAGACGCTCTTTGGAATGATGACGATACCTCTCAGGAATCAATCCAAACCGCGCTGACGGGTGGAGACTCGACTTTTTTCCTAAAGCTTTACCCGATTGGAAGCTCGGCGGGCGACTACTATTCAGCTTCGATAGTCATAACGGGCGTATCGATTACGTCTTCCTTGAATAGCCCGATTGGATTTTCCTTTACTTTTCAGGGAACCGGAACGCTCACCTTAAATAACGCGTAACGGATGGACGTACTTAAAGCCGCAAAGAATCACTTCAAGGCGAGTCTTTCAGGCGAATTGTATTCGCTTGAGGTTCCGCAATGGACTGACGAAAGCGGGAAACCAATAACCATTTATTTCCGATCTTCGATGCGCTTATCGCAGAAATCGATTGTTCTCAAACATTATATGAAAGAGGAATTCGACAAAGCGACCGCGTCTCAGATCATATTCCGCGCAAGAGATAAAGACGGGAAGCCGATTTTCCAGATGAATCAACTTGATCAATTAGTTGATGAAACTGACGGCGAGGTCTTGGAATGGATCTCGAAGCGGATGAATGAAATCTCGCCTTCGATTGACGAGATTGAAAAAAACTAAATAGCGATTCAGAACTTTTCGTTCTCTTCCAATTAGCGGAAGCGCTTAAAAAAACCGTCTCGGAAATCCTGGAGATTTCCGAAGACGAGTTTAAGGGCTGG